CGGATCTTCGCGGCCGCCTCGGCGCGGTCGATGCCCTGCAGGTCGAGGTTGGTGGCGATACCGATGAAGCGCCACGGATCGGTGTCGGTGTAGATCCACGCGCTTCCTAGATCGGCGGGATCGAGGCGCACCTGGACACGTTGGCCGACCAGCATGTCGGGGCAGACATAGTCGATGCCGTCGACCGTGACGCCCTTGCGGGTGACGGTGCGGACCCCGCCGCTCGCCGGCGGCATCAGCAGGAGGCCGATCGCTTCGTCCGATGCGATGCGCGGCACGTGCACCGCCGTTGCCTCTTCCCACACGTCGATCGGCGCCCTGCCGCGAAGGCCGGCATGCGGCGACGTCTCGTAGCGGTTGGCGATCCAGGCGCAGAGCGCGTCCTGCAGGTCGCCGGAATGCACTGACGAACCCAGCCGCTCTTTCGGGGTCTCGCCGAGGCGGGCTGCGAAGGAATTGCGTGCCTCGATCTTGGCGCGCATGGCGACGCTGTTGCCGCCGTAGCCGATGCCTTCGAAGCGCGGCATGAACTTCGACTGGATCGTGCCGATCGCGCGCTCGATGAACGGCTTGCGCTCGGGGCTGAACTTCGGCGCCAGATGGTGGTGAATGCCGAGCTGGTGCATCGCCAGCACGAAGTGCTTGGACGTGAAGTCGGAGCCGTTGTCCGTGGAGAGCTGCTCGGGCACGCCCCAGGCACGGATGGCGCGGGCGACCAGCAGCAGCGAGGCGACGGTGCGCGGCGTGCGGGCGATCAGCGCCATCATGCGGCGCGAGAACACGTCGACGACGACGTAAATGCTGTTGCGGCCGTCGCTGCACATGACGTCGCTCGGCGAGGCGTCGATCTGCCAGACCTGGTTGGGTCGCTCGATCCCGGCCGAGGCATTGCCGATGGCGAAGCGGAACTTCGAGCGGTAGCGGTCCGGATCGTTCAGTGCGCTGAGCGCCGCCGCGTTCGCCGCATCGTTCTTCCAGGCCCGCAGGAACCGGCCGACCGATGCCGAAGAGGGGTAGGGCAGCGGCAGGCCGTCGCCGTCGGGCACGCCTTCGGGGAAGTTCGTCGTGATCAGGTCGGTGAGATCCTCGATCCGCAGCGACGGTTGGGCGGCGTGCGCGCCCAGCACGAACTCGGCAAGTTCGGGCGACTGCTCGAAGACGGACTTGCGACCGCCGGCCCACCGGCCCGCCAGATCGAGGTCGCGGCCCGCCTTGCGCGCGGCCAGCCAGCGTTCGAGGGTACGGCGGCTCACGGTCGGCAATAGCGGGAGCGTCCATTCCGGCAATTCGACCTGGTTGGATGTGAAGGCGCTCACGAAGGCGTCGAGAGCAGAGCGATCGGAGCCCGTGCCCTTGAACCGATCGAAGGCCGCGAGAAGGACGGAGCGCGCCGAAAGGCGTTCGGCTTGCCGAGATTTGAGATTGGCAATGCTCGGGAGCGGCGCATGCGGCCGGCCGGTCGCGGCCTCGCCGGCCGTGGCCTGCAGGACCCGGCGGCGCAGGATGTCGCCCCGAGCCTCGGCTGGCAGCGTCGACAGCGGAAACTCACGGCCCCCGCCGCGGCCGTGTCGGGTGCGGTGCGTCCACTTCATCTTCGACGCCAGCCGCGAGACATGTTCGCGGCGATCGGGCAGCCCTCTCAGTTTCAGCGTCGCCAACTCGGCTGCGCTGAAGAAGTCGGCCCCGACGTCCACAATCTCGCTCCGGTGATCGCCGGGAGCGGGTACGCGATGAACGCCGGGGCCAGTCGATCCCGTCGCGCGGGGGGGAGAAGGCGACGGGAGGGCTGCTTCCCTGCCGGGCCGCCTCGGGGCGGATTGCAGCGAACGGTGGGCCACGTGCTTCACGGGAGTGGCCGCGGGGCTTTGCCACCGGCGCGATCAATCTTCCTGACCGCGCCGTGAATCATCCCCCTAGACTCCTTGGTCTTGCCGCGTTTAATCGGCATGCCACTGTGGTCATAGCGGGGGGGCCAGATGACATGCGCCGGAACGCCGATCGCACGGGCGATGATTTCTTGGACTTTGGGCCACGGCTTGCACAGGCAGACGTTGATTGCAGCGGGCGAATAGCCGTTCTTCCGCGAGAGTTCGGTAAGCGTATGTCCCTTGTTTTTGATGGCGGCGACGATGCTCGCCTTCGTCCATCCAACAGGATCTTCAGGAGTAGGACGCTGTTTCAACCCGTTCCTCGACGACGGTTAAAGCCGTTAAGGAACCTTAATGAACGGATATTATCGGTGTCAACGGTTAAAATCGGCTATTGCGACGGATATTGCCGCTCCACGCCGTATAGAGCCGTCGCCTGATGCCTAGAGTCGGATCGACCGCCGATCGGCTCTACGGTCCCCTGGCGCGAGGCTTCGGGGAGCGCATCCGTGCGGCCGTCCAGCGCTTCACGTCCAAGGCCGAAGCGGCGAAGGCGATGGGCTTGTCGACGGACCAGGTGAACACGCTGATCAATGAAGCGGCCGTCCCCAACTTCGCTGCGATGGCTTCGCTCGCGATCAGATCGGGCGTGACGCTGGACTATCTGGCTTTCGACCGGACAGCGGAGGCCAAGGCATCCACAGGAAAATCGAACAGCGGCCCTGAAGATACAGTCTGGCTGCGGCGGCTCGATGGAAAGGGCGCGATACCATTGCCGCGAGCATTTATCGCCACCAGCTACGACCAGAGGGTTGAGGAGAGCCTCGCCGCGATGCAGGCGCCGGGCAACGCGATGGAGCCCGTGATCAAACGGCATGCTCTGCTGGTGGTCGATCTCGGCGCAACCCGTATCGTCGATGGCGAGATCTACGTGTTCGACTTCGCCGGTGATCGCGTCGTGCGCCGCACCCAGCGTGAGCCGGATGGCGCTTTGGTGCTACGTGCCGACAATTCTTCCTACGAGTCGTTGCGACTGATAGGGAAGGAGGCCGCGACCGCAAAGGTGCTGGGCCGCGTGGTCTGGGTAGGAAGCGCGATATAGCGACCAAGTCTTACAAGTGCGGATCGACAGTCCGACGAGAACTTTCCACGCTTGCTTCTATGCCGATTACGGCACAGCTGCAGCAGCTCTACAAGCAGATCTAAGGTGTAGTCTCCAAGGTCCATCGTTTACGAGCAACCGGCCCGCTCCACTTGGAAGGTTTCAGCAACGCGAAATTCGTATAGATTTTTTGCTCAGGTTCTGAGTGATGGAGAGGGCCCGTTTCTCTGGCGGGCTGTTCCCTCTGAAATTGGCAAGTTGACTTGGTAACAAACGAAAGGAGAGGGAAGTGAGGCCACTCTCGATAACAGCTTGCCTTGCCTTGGTTATGCACACTCACGCTCCGGCCTCCGCGGATGATTTCACGTGGACAGCTCAAATAGGTCAGCGACCGAGCGCACTCGTGCAATCGCTCAGCCAATTCTACAATTGTTGGCTTCACCCTGTGCGTTTTACGATCGACGACACAGGTGTATTCATGAAGGATGCAGACCTGCAGCCTTGGAGCCGCTCTACTGGGAACCGTTTTTCTTCATCCCAGGAAGAAGTTGAATCGTCCAGCATTCAGAAAGTTAGCTGCCAATTGAGAATGTACTCTGCAGGCTCCGCATCAATGCCAATCGTCGCAGGTTATGTTCACCAGGATTCCGTCTTCAGAATTACCCTAAACTACAATCCGATTTGCTCGTCCAGCTTATGCCGTAATAGCACGTTTAAAGATCACGAAGACATCCTTCGCAACGCCTCATCTTCGTATGAATCCATCCCGGATAGTTCTGATTTCGCCGCAAAAGCGCAATTCGATGAAAGGTTTGTCCACTTCTCAGAGAAAAGCAGTACCAAGGAGTTGTTCCATGGCTTGCGGACAAGATGCGATGGCCCTCGTTATTTTCCTCGTACTACCCTCAAGTATCGCTGCTTCTTTGCGGCAAACATCGATGGTTCAAGCTGGTACAGTATTGTGGGTGCAGAAGTGGAAACTGTTCCGGCAACATGGCTTAAGGCGGCGTCTTACGTTCAAGTCGTGTTTCAGCAGCAATTCGCCTCGCTACCTCAGTACGAGGTAGCCCGGAATGCGTTTGCCGTGGAAGCGGAGCAAGCGGTGCAGCGCATTCAGGCGGAGCAGACGTCACAGCAAAGAGAAGATGAGCAAAGGAAGCGGCTTCTAGGAACGACGAAGTGAATTGCATGAACTGGTGCTGACGCATGAGGTTCGGGCGACGAAGGGCCTACGCGACATCGCGAGGAAAGTCGGGGAGTGAGCCTGCCTGACGGTTACTGCGGCCGGGCCAGCAGATCCTCCAGCCACGCCGGTTGCTCCACACGATCGAGGCGCATGAGGAACGCGGGGTCACTGAACTCGGCCGGCTCGATCGAGCGGATGCCCTGCCCGTTGCCATCGACCAGGCCGCCGTCCTTGTCGGGAAAGAGAGCGCCGCTCGCGAGGAAGACGGATCGATCCTTCATCGACAGGAGCATCTTGCCGGCATCCGAATTGACACCGATGTCGACAGGGTGCTTGCCGCTGAGGTCCAACGAGCTGAAGCCAATCGAAGCATTGGTGCGCGTGCCGAGGGCGCCAAGAATGACGAAGAGCGTTCCCTTGTTCGGCGACGCCATGTAGCGGACGCAGATCCACCGCTCGACATGCGCCGACGGATCCAGCGTAGCACGAAGCGCACGGCCGCGCTCCTGGACGAGCTGTAGCCGGGCAGCTGCATCGGTCACGCTCGATGCTCGCACATAATAGTCATCGATCACCTTCCCGAAGGCGAGCTGCTGCGGCGGCACCAGATGGTCCGGCAGCCCGACGCCGGCAGCGGCGCCTCGTGTCAGGAGAAGCGCGCCCGTTCCCAGGAACAGGCAACGGCGGGAGAGACGTCGGTGGTCGGTCATGTCGGAGACACTTCCATGCGCGCTCCACAGGAGTCTAGGCGGGGCCCGGCAGTTCTTGAGGCCACCCGGCCCCGGAACGAGCAAGACCAGGCCGAAATGCGCGCTTGGCATAGGGGCGTAGGCCGGGCCATCCCGGCCGGGAGTACCTGAAAATCCTTCGGACGCGTTTTCGGACGGGGTTCCGGGCCGGCAAGGGGCACTCGGGCGTCGATCGAGGGAGGGGAAGTCCGGCGCCTGGCCGGAGCGGGGAAGAGCCCGACGGCCCGTCGAGGGAGGATGGGGTGGGGCGAGCCACGGGGGAAGCCCTTCCCTCCTGACCGGTATCGCCACGGGTCTTAGCGTCCCCCGGCATGATGACTGCCGTCAAGAAATTCGCGACCGCCCTTTCCGGAAGGCTCGGATGTAGCCCTCTCACGGTGGCCCTGCTCGACGCCTCGAGCGGCGCGCAGGCCACGCCGTTCGGGCCGATCGAGCTGCTGGCGGCGGGCGCGGCCGAGCCGCCCGAGTGGGTGCGGTTCATGGCGCCGGGCCTGAACCGGGCGCGCGACGGCCGGTCCTTCACGGTCGACGATCCCGCCCGGGTCGTTCGGCTGTCGAACGAGTACAAGGGCAGCATCGATCTCCTGGTGGACTACGAGCACCAGTTCGATCGCGCGCCCCAGAACGGCAAGCCGGCGCCGGCCGCGGGCTGGATCAAGGAACTCTCGGCCACCGGGCCGGATGGATCGCCCGGCATCTGGGCGCGCATCGAATGGCTGCCCGACGCGCTGTCGATGATCAAGGCGCGTACCTACCGCTACCTCTCCGCCGCTATCGCCCACGACGACAGGAACGTCGTGCAGCTCGTGCCGCGCGCGTCGCTGACGAACCAGCCGGCGCTCGACACCGCCACCGCGCTCTTTTCGGCGCACCCCCACAAGGAGACAGACGTGAACCTGTTGCAGAAGACGCTGGGCGCCCTCGGCCTGGCCGCGACCACCACCGAAGACGACTTCCTCAAGGTCTTCATGCCGCTCGGCGCGCTGTTGACTGCGCTCGGCAAACAGGCCGGCGTCGAGATCTCGGCGCTGTCGGCGATGACGGCCGAGCAGGTCGCGGCGATCCTGGCCAAGCCGCTGGAGACGAAGCTCGCGACGCTCAGCGCCGCCGCCAGTCTCGGCACCGACGCGTCCGCCGACGCGATCCTGGCCGCCATCCGCGCCCAGGGCATCGACCCGGCGAAGCATGTCGATCGAAGCGTGTACGACGACGTCACGAAGCGCCTCGCCACGCTGACGGCCGAGAGCAAGGCGCGCCTGATCGACGAAGGCACCAGGGCCGGCAAGCTCACGCCCGCGATGAAGGCCTGGGCGGAGAGCATGTCCCACGAGCAGCTCACCGCCTTCCTGTCGACCGCGCCCGTCATCGTCGCGCCGGGAACTGGCGGCAACCCGCCCCAGAGCGACGGCAAGCTCACGGTCGCCACCATGTCGGCCGAGCAGAAGGCGGAGGCCGACCGCTTCAGCGTCGCCCACGAAACCTATGTTGCGACGCTGAACGAAAGCGCCGCGGCCTGACCCGTCACTGACACCACGACCCTCAGGGAGATCTCACGATGACTGCTGCTGTTGCCGATCGTCCGACGCGCATCCGCGAAGGCGACGAACTTTCGCCCGCCGTCTTCCAGGCGGTGAAGATCTTCGGCGGAACGATGGTCCAGAAGAACGCCACGGGCTTCGCCGTGCCGGCGAGCGCGACCGTCGCCAACAAGACGCTCGGCATCGCCAAGCATCAGTCCGACAACTCGGCTGGCGCCAGCGGCGACATCAAGGCCCGCGTTCGCCGCAACGTCATCGGCGTGTTCGCGAACTCGGCGTCCGGCGACCTGATCACGATCGCCGACATCGGAAACGATTGCTACGTCGTCGACGACTGTACGGTCGCCAAGACCAACGGCAGCAGCACCAGGCCGGTGGCCGGCAAGATCATGGATGTCGACTCGTTCGGCGTTCACGTCCTCTTCGTCTGATCGCGATCGGCGAAGCCTCTCGTAACCCCCAACGAAAGACACTAACATGATCCGCGTTTCGAGCGGCAAGCTCGTCACCATCAACATCGGCTTCAAATCCGCTTTCAAGGAAGGGTTCGCGGCGGCCTACGCCGAAAGCACCTGGAGCCGCATCGCCACCCTCGTGCCCTCGGAAAATCGCGAGGAAGAGTATGGCTGGCTGAAGGACATTCCGATGATCCGGGAGTGGTTCGGCGACCGCGTCATCAACCAGCTCGCCGACGAAGGCTACAAGATCCGCAATCGCAAGTTCGAGTTGACCGTCGGCGTCAAGGGCGACGATATCAACGACGACCGTGTCGGGATCTACGCGCCGCGCTTCAAGTTCATGGGCGACGAGGCCGCCCGCTTCCCGAACCGCCTCGTGTACGACCTGCTGAAATCCGGCTTCACCGCCAAGTGCTACGACGGCCAGCCGTTCTTCGACGCGAACCATCCCTACATCGCTGCGGACGGCTCCACGGCGACCCAGAGCAACTACCAGGCGGGCAGCGGCACGCCTTGGTTCCTGCTGTGCACCAAGCGCCCGCTCAAGCCGCTGATCTTCCAGGAGCGCGAGAAGTTCGACTACGTCGAGCTGACCAAGCCGACCGATCCCAACGTCTTCATGCGCGACGAGCTGCTCTACGGAGTCGACGGCCGTGCAAACGCCGGCTTCGGCTTCTGGCAGATGGCGCTGGGTTCCAAGGCCACGCTCGACGCCACGAACTTCAAGGCGCTGCGCCAGATCGGCGAGAACCTGCTGGGTGACCACGGCAAGGCGCTGGGCCTCACGTTCGATCTGTTCGTCGGCGCCCCGGCCCACCGCGACGCGGCGGACGAACTGTTCAACACGGCGACCCTCGCGGCCGGCGGCGGCAACCCGCTGTTCAAGGCGGTCGACACGTTGATCACGCCGTACCTGATCTAGCCAGTCCGAGGAGCGCTCCAGCGTAGCGGAGCCCTCCGGGCGGCGCCTTCGGACATGAGGCGCCGCCCGCTTCGCAAGCCTCGCCCCGGCGCGAGGTTTACGAAGCGATCAACCAGGAGAAGACGATGAAGAGGCTCAAGGGCGGCGCGGATGGTGTCGATACTCAGCCGGAGGCCGCGCCGATCGGCAAAGCGAGCAAGCTCACCGTCGTGGCGAGGGTGCCGCTGTGGCGTGGCCCGCGTGGCTGGGACAAGTATTGGTCGGCCGGCGAGACGGTCGTTGAGGCTGACGAACTCGCCTCGCGCGATCCCGAGCTGGTCGAGGCCATGATCGTGTGCCTGGACGAGGATCCGCATTTCTCCGTCCAGGTCGAGCGCGAGAAGGTGGAGGGCTGATCTTGAAGCCCACGATCGGACGCATCGTCCATTACCGGCTCTCGGGGAAGGACGTCCGCCTCATTGAGGAGCGGCGCGAAAGGCGTGTCGGCGCGTGGAACTACCTCAAGGTGGGCCAGGTACTGCCGATGCTGATTGTCGTCGTCCATGGCGATCATCCCAACGCGGCCGTCAATGGCCAGGTGTTCCTGGACGGCGACGACACCTACTTCGTGATGTCGTGCCTGGTAGGCGAAGTGCCGGGCACCTTCGCCTGGCCAGTGCTGCCGCCGCCAGAGCCGATCGGCGTCGCCTACGGGGATAGGCAGTAGCCATGGCTCTCGCGCGTGACGCCAACGGGAATGCCGTCCAGGTGCTACAGCCGATCGATGGCTCGCTGCAGCGCATCTCCCCGGCCGCCGGCGCGCGCGATCGCGTCGGCCTCCTGTTTCCCAGCCGGGCCTGTGTCGTGGCTGTCCGCGTGCGATCTCTTGGCGCGATCGCGCATGCGCGCCTGGGCGAGGCGGCCGTAGATGCGGCGCTGAACGACTTCCCGCTGACGATCGAGGATGGCTGGTTCTTCGTCTCGCTCGCCGGCAAGACCGGTGCCGACAAGAAGCAGATCACGCATCTCAGCATCCTCGCCGAGAGCGCGCAGGCCTACGTCGACATCGTCGAGCTGGAGTAGCCGATGCTTGCGAAGGACAGCACCGGCCGCTCCGTCCAGGTCCTGCACCCGCTCGACGGCGGCTGCCAGAACATCGCGCCGGCCGCCGGCACCGCGGCGCGCAACGCCACCCCGTTCAAGTCCTTCACCGTGTCGATCGGCGTGCGCGTCCGGTCCGTGGAGAGGGTCCGCGTGAAGCTGGGCGACGACACCGTCGCCGCGGGCGCGACGGATCTTCGCCTCTCGTTCGACGATGGCTGGATCTACCTCTCGCTCGAAGGGAAGAACGCGACCAGCACCGAGAAGGCGAAGGCCACGCACCTTTCCGTCCTCGCGGGCGCCGGCCTCCCGGCCGACGTCGACGTCCAGGAATTCAACTAGGAGTCCGCGATGCTGTTGGTCGCCCTCAATCGTCTTGGTCTCGTCAGCGGCATGGCTGCCCGCTGGGCCCGGGGCTTCCTGGTCAACGAAAACGGCTTGGACCGCATCGTCACCGAAGCCGGCGACGCGATCCTGATGGAGTAGGCGATGGCTGACGTGAAAGTCTCGGGCCTGCCGGCGCTGGCCGCCGGCGATCTCGACCTGGTCAACGACATGATCATGGTGGTGGACGCGAGCGCGGGTCAGTCGAAGCGCATGTCGCCGGGCGAGCTGCTGCGAGCGTCTGCGCCCTATCTCTCGACCTTCTGGGATTTCACGGCAGGCTCGCTCCTGCCAACAGTCGCGTTTACCCGTGCCTCGTCAGGCTGGCGTTTCAACAGCTCCGGCGTGCTGGTGCCGGAGACGATGGATGCGCCACGCTTCCAGTATGACCCTGCGACGCTCACGCCGCGAGGCCTGCTCGTTGAGGATGCGAGGACAAATCTCGTCAGGCAATCCGCCGGGTTTGATTCCGCCGTTGTTGGCTGGTCGCGCGTGCGCCTTTCTGTCACCGACGCCACCATGCTGGCTCCTGATGGCGCGGTTGCCATGGACAAGCTCACAGAGGCGGCAACCGCTGTTGACAATCATTTTGTGGAAAGCTCGTCGTTCTCCACGACCAGTGGCACGTATTACATCATGTCCGTCTACGCTAAAGCCGACACGCGCTCGTGGCTTTACTTCTGGTTCATGACGAACTTCAATGCGTTCTCGCGCGCATGGTTCAACGTCACTGCCGGGGCGGGCGTAGTGGGGGCCATTGCGGGCGACGTTGTCGCGGCCTTCATTCAAGATGTTGGCAACGGCATCTATCGCTGTATTGCGATCGCGCCTGCAAACCTGACAGGCGCTGCAGCGCAAATGCGCATCGGGCTTGCGACCGGCGACCTCAACGTCAACTACGCGGGCGACGGAACCAGCGGTCTCTACCTCTGGGGCGCTGACGTTCAAGACGGAACAATGGTGAGCAGTCACGTACCTACGGCAGCTGCCGCCGTCACCCGCTCTGCCGATCTCGCGCTGATTACCAATCTGCAGGTGCTTGCGGATCGCTGCTGGATCATTCGTGCCCGCACGCCGCGTCGCATTCCCAACGGAAGCCTTCGGCCTTTGGTCCAGATCGATAACGGAACGTCGGATCACTACATCTCGGTTCAATGGAACACCGACAACAACATCAGGCTTGTTTCGCGCGTGAACGGCGTGACCCAGGTGACACTGAACATAGGGACTGTTGCAAGCGACACCGACTTTACCGTGGCAGTCCGGTTCGCTGACAACAATTTCGCTGGGTCGCTGAACGGCGGCGCGATTGTCGCCGCCATGAGCGGATCTGTTCCTGTCGGGCTGACTACCGCGCGCGTCGGCAGAAACGCATCAGGCAATGCCTGGAATAGTACCATCCGTACATTTGAGACGCGACGGGCGGCTACCGACGCCGAGCTGCCGCTGCTTTCCGCCTAACAAGGAAATTGGGCATGTGGTCATCCACGATTTACTGCCAGCACCCTGACGAAGCGTCGGCCCGCGCGGCTGCGGCTGCGTTGGGCATGAACTTTCCTGAGTCCGATGCAATCCCCACCGGCAACGAGAACTTCGCGCTCCACGCGCCGATGCAGCCGCCGTGGGCCACACGACCGGTCTTCAACGAGGAAGGCGCTGTCGTAACGCCTGGTGTTCCCGAGGGCGGCTACTGGTCGATGCTGCGCCTCAACACGGCCTGGCCGGGCTACTCGGCGACGATTGCCGCCATCGAGACGTCGGGCGTGCGCCGCGACCTAGTCGACCCGCCGGTGGTGTGGGCGTGAGCTATCTGACCTCCGCCGACCTGGTCGTGCGCTTTGGCGCGGCTCAGCTCGCATTGCTCGCCGATCACGACAATGACGGCGTGGCGGACGAGCCGGTACTGGCGCGCGCGATCGGCGATGCCGGTTCGGTGGTGGATCTGTTCGTGCGCGGCCGCTACGCGCTGCCGCTGTCGCCGGTCGACCCGGCGATCGCGGTCATCGTCGGAGATCTCGCGCGCCGGCTTCTCTACGGCGACGCGACGGAAGTGCCCGACAGCGTGACCGAGGCCGACAAGGCGGCACGCCGCCAGCTCGAGCTGATCGCGAAGGGCGACGTGACGCTCACCAGCGCGCCGGCATCCTCGTCGGAGCCGGCCGGCGCGCTCGAGGTGGCGACCGCCGGCGACGCTCCCTTCTTCACCAGCGACAGCCTGAAGGGCTTCTGATGCCGACCGCGTCCCTGGTCATGGACACTTCGCCCATCGCCGAGCTGGTCCGGCGCCTCGAAGCGGTCGACGGCGATCGGCGCGAGGCGATGGAGCCGATCGGCGCGGCGTGGGAGACGTCGACCCGGCTGCGCTTCGAAACCAGCCGGGCGCCCGATGGCACGCCCTGGAAGCCGAGCCAGCGCGTGCTGGCGTACAAGGGCAAGACGCCGCTGAAGACGCTGGTCGACAGCGCGCGGCTCAAGGGCTCTATCACGCACCAGGTCGACGGCGACACGGTCGAGGTCGGCACGAACGTCGCCTATGCCGCCGCCCATCAGTTCGGCGCGACGATCCAGCAGGCCGGAGCGCATGCCGTTCCGCTGGTGGTGCCCGAAGGCGCCGCTGGCGGGCGCGTCATCATCCTGCCGGCACGGCCGTTCCTCGGCATCGAGGAGGGTGATTGCGTAACCTTCGTGGAGATCCTTGAGGGTTTCATCGAAGCCAAGACCGGGGCCACGCCATGAGCCTCGCTTCCGCCATCGTCACGCGCCTGCAGGGCAACGCCGCCTTCAGATACGTCGCCGGGGCCCGCGAGTTCGGGCAGAGCCTGGTCACGCCGCCGATCGACAAGATGCCGGCCGTATTCGTGCTGCCCTATTCGGAGAGCTACGGTGGTAACGATTTGCTCAACCGCGTGCGCCAGACCGGCCCGCAGCAGGTGGCGCTGATCCTGATGGTGGCAGTGCGCACTGCTATCGGCGCCAACGTGCACGATCCATTCGAGTCGCCGGTAGCCGCGCTGAAGGCCTGCCTGCTCGGCTGGCAGCCCGATCCAGAAGACGGAGAGCTGCTCCTGGTCAGCGGCCAGCTCCTGGAGCCGCGGCCGACGCACCTCGCCTACCAGTACGTATTCCAGCGCG